GGTTCACTGCATATTCTGCCTATTAATTGCCAAGTGTTTATCGGATGGTACTAGGGGTTGTGTCTACACAATGCCTATGGATAAATACTTGTAAATACCATCATAAAAAGAATGGGAGGTGACTTGTTAACTCAAGCACCTACCCATTATTTATATTGAATAAAAGGAGGCATGTTTTTGGATGGATTAGTTAAAAAGAATAACGAATCCGATTTTGAATTCAAGTTGCGATTGTGCAAACTTAAACTCATAGAAAAATATGATATTGAATGGCAAGAAATAGTTGATATCTTAGGAATAGATTGTAGTGCAGATCATTTAAGAAAAACAGCATATGGTATTTTGGAGTATGATAATTATCTAAAAAATAATGGAGTTGCTATTCGAATACTAGCGATTTCTGATACCCATATTCCTTTTCAACTTCCTAAAGAAATATTTAAAGAATACATAAATAAAGTTGATATCTTATTATTGAATGGAGATATACAAGATTGTCAATCTATTAGTAGATTTCCTAAAAAGTATAGAGTTAATTTTATGGAAGAAATGATTGAGACTAGACAATACATAATCGATTTAATTGAATATTTAAAACCTAAGAAGGTTATGTTGAATTATGGGAACCACGAACTTAGATTGCAGAAATATTTTAGTGATAGAGTCCATGAGGATATTCTTCAATTAATGCCTAATACTTCTCTTGACTTGGTTGTTGATAATGGTTTTAGGAATTATGACAAAAGGCAGAAAACCGAAATATGGTATGAACCTATTAAAAATGTTTTTGATGATATTGAAATTGAATACACTAAAAACTGGAAGTGTAAAATAGGACGTACTTGGTTTGCTCATCCTAAAACATATTCTAATGGAATGTTGAAAACCACTGAAAAAGCGGTAGATCATTTTCTTAGGGTTGATAGAGATTTTGATACTATTGTATTGGCGCATACCCATAAATTAGGTGGTTTTGTTCAAGGAAATATTTTTATGTATGAACAAGGTTGTTGTTGTGATATAGAAGCAATCGAGTATAATGATGGATTATTAACACTTCCCCATCAACAAGGATTTATATATGTGTGTCAGAATGACAATGGTGAGTTAATTTATGATAAAACTAAGTTGGTTACTATTTAATTAAATTATAAATATAAAGGAAGGCAACATAGTGAAGTTAAGTATAAATGATTATTTTGATGATGAGGATGGAAAATACATAGCAACTAGATATTTTATAGACGGTGAAGAATGTTCTGAAAATGATTATTTTGATATATTGGAAGAATTAGAAGAGATAGAATATGAAGATGATAAGGTAGAAGAAATTGAAATTTGTAGTTGCCCTTGTTGTGAAGGTAATAATTATTTAGAAGTAGTAATAGATAAAATAAATGAGATTATGGAAATGTTTGAAAGTGATTGTGCTTGTGATGATTGTAAATTTTCTGCTTTAATGGGGTTGGTTATGTTGGGTGCAGATGGGGCATTGCAGGGATGTATAGGTAAGGCAGAAGATTGATATAGATTTATGGTTTGGTAATGATTTGAAATTAGAGTAGGTATTCCCTACTCTTTTTATTTTGGATAAAAGAATTAAAAGGTGGTGGCAAAATGGTATGCCAAAATTAACTAAATCAAACAAGTCATCAATAAATCCAGTAAAAAAAGTTTCGCAGCTAACTTGTGCATCTTGTGGTGATATAAAAAAAGTGTCTGAATTTTACGTTAGTTATAATCCTATTCATCAAACTGGACGTATCCCTTATTGTAAAGTATGTTTAAAAAAAATGATTTGTGATGAAGGTGGGAATGTTCAACTAGATAAACTTAAAGAAACATTAAGATTAATTGATAAACCCTTCATTTACAATTTGTGGAAAACTTCTTTGGAGGAACCAGGCGATTCATTTGGTAATCTTATAAAAAATCTTCAAATGCCCCAATATCGTAAACTTGGATATGCTGATTCTAGGTTTCTACCCGAAGCAGATGGTAAATTAAATTATGATACTGCAAATATTGGAACTAGTGAATTTAAAACTACTTTTATAATTACTGAAGAAATTATGGATAAATGGGGTTTTGGGTATAGACAAGAAGAATATCAAGCATTTGAAAAAAAGTATAATTTATTAAAAAATAATTATACCGAAAAAACAGCAATGCATACAGAAGCATTGCTTAATTATATAAGATATAGAGTAAAAGAAGAATTGTCTACTGCTGAAGGAGATGTTGAGGCGGCTAAAAAATGGGGTTCTCTTGCCAAAGATGCAGCTACAGCAGCAAAAATAAATCCAAGTCAATTAAGTAAGGCAGATTTATCTGATGGTTTATCAACTTTTTCAGAATTATCTCAAGCAGTAGAAAAAGAAGTTGATATTATTCCTATACTTCCACGTTTTAAATATAGACCTAATGATGCTATAGATTTTAATATTTGGTGCTATGTAAATTATATGAGAGATTTATCGGGGTTGCCCCCTTGTAAATATGAAGATATATATGCTTTTTATGATAAACGAAAAGCGGATTATATTGAACAATATGGTGATCCTTATGGAATATTCACGGATGATCCTACAGAAAAGAATAGACCAAATATAATTAAATTCATAAAAGAAGATGGTGATTAAATGCCATCTTTTGGTAATTTTCAAAGTGATAATGCAAAATATACTACAAAAGAAGGTAGGAATAATTATAATCCAGCATTTAACGCAACAGTAGAGTCTTTTGGTAAAGAAGAACTTGATCAATTTAGAAGCAATTTAGATAAATATATTGATTTTGTATCATGGGGACGTTGGTTTCCTGACCTTTTTTTAGATTTAATTAAACCTAAAACTGGTGGTATAAATCTTCATTCTGACCAAAGAGTTTTTATGAGAATTGCTATGCGTTTTCTTAGTATGTATGGTGTGTTTACTAGAGGATGGTCAAAAACTTTTCTTGAAGAAATAGTTATGTTTATAGCATGTGTGTTTTTCCCAGGCATAGAATTCTCACTAACAGCTCAAACCAAAGAAAATGCAGCAGAATTATTAAAAGATAAATATAATGATATATTAAAGAAATATCCTTGGTTTAAAAATGAAATTTATGATCAGAAATTTTCTAAAAACGATGGTGAAATAAAATTTGTAAATGGTTCAAGAATTGACGTTCTTGCTAATTCATCATCTTCAAAAGGGCAAAGACGTAATGTAATTATGATTGAAGAATCGGCATTAATTGATGATTTTACTTTTCAAGATGCGTTATTCCCAATTGTAGAACATGGTAGATTAACAGTTGGTAAGTTAGGCATTTTAAACCCAGAAGAATTAAATCAAAAAGTTAATTTTTATACTACTGCTGGTTTTAGGGGTAGTGATGAATTTTCTAGAAATATCAGAATGAAAGATGAAATGATTAATCTTGAAGGGAAAATGGTTCTTGGTTCTGATTGGCATTTAGGATGTTGGTATGGAAGAGGTTCTACTAAAAAACAAATATTAGATAAAAAAAAGAATATGTCTCCTATTGCTTTCGCACAGAATTATGAGTCAAAATGGGTAGGTTCAGTAGATGGGGCTTTAGTGGATATTAATAAGTTATTAAATCTTCGTACATTAAACAAAGCACAACTTAAAGCTGAACAAGATGGTGAATATTATATTGGTATTGACGTTGCACGTTCACAAGATACATCAAATAATCAAAGTTCTGTAGCAGTTGTTGAAGTAAAAAGAAATAAAAAAAGAAGAGTTGAATCATTAAATTTAGTTAATTTATTTAATATTTCTAATGCGTTAAATTTTACAGCACAGGCAATAGAAATTAAAAAGATAAAAAGAGACTTTAATGCTAGAATTGCAATCGTTGATTCTAATGGATTAGGTATAGGATTAGTGGATGAATTAATGAAAGAGTCTTTTGATCCTATAACTAAAGAGAGTTTAGGATGTTGGAATACAATAAATACAGATGCACAACCCGAAATTCCTGATGCAGAAAGGTGTTTATATGATTTAAAACCACAGGGAGTAAATAGCGATATAATAGTTGCATTTATTGATATGGTTGAGAGTGGTAAATTGAGACTTTTAGAAAGAAAACAAGATTCAGATTATAGTTTGGATGATAGAGAAAATTATATAACAAATAAATTACCATTTATTCAAACTGATTTTCTTATTGAAGAGATAGCAAATTTACAATTAAAACCGTTGCCTAGTGGTAAAGTTACAATAGTTAAGGTAATTAGTAAATATAATAAAGACCGGACATCTGCCCTTATGTACGTGCTTTGGTACATAAAAATGTTTGAAGATAATTACTTTGATGAAAATGAATTAAGTGATATAGATTTCTTATCCCAATTTCCGATGTTCTAGGTTAATTCTATTAATATAAATATTTTGTCTTTTTAACCATTCTCAAAAGAAAGGAGGTAATTTTATTGCCTCGTGGTAGACCTAAAAAGATAAATACAAATAAAGAAGAAATATTGGATGAACAGAGTTTGTATGATGTTCTTCAGTTTGCTCAACAAGTTTATAATGGAGATATAATTCCACGTATATA